GCCCTCGATGGCGTCAACATCACCCTCACGCTCACCAAAGTCAAGCACACCAGAGTCAACACGCTGATGCCCTACGGTTTCCCAGTTCCACCACGCAAGTGATCCCTCACCACGACCACCCGCAACACCCACAAGTGCGACATCAGCCCCATCAGCGGCGGCGAGCATGAACTTTTCTTCGGCGTCTGGATCTGTGATCTCGAGGTCATCATGCAGTAACACAACTGCCGAGAATTTACGGTCTCGATACGTGTTGAGAATCATGTTGTAAGCGACTGCAATGGATGTGTAACCAGATACGGCGATGACATGCGAACCAACGCGTGGCGTGACGTATCGTTGGAACCGCTCCCACGATCCAACGCAAACACCGTACCCAATCACCACGGTCGCCATCCCCACTTCGCGGTGAACTCTAATCCATCCTGACCGGCACGATCGTTCAGCCCCGGATAGTTAACTGTAAAGTCGTTCGGCAGTGTGTTGGGGACGACTGGACCACGCGCGATGACGGTTCCACCACGCATCCGGGCCTGCCAGTCGAGGTCAGTGTCACACCACCACCAGTGAAAACGTTCATCAGCGCGTAGTCCGCTTTCACCTCGTAGCATGAACGCCCAACCACACATGCGGTTGTGTAGGTCAGAGTCAGGATCAATCTTACGAATCGAGACATCAAGTGGAACATACGCGTGTGCGCTCGCAGCGTGTGCGTTCCACCGTCGCATCTCATCGGCGACTGTGTCTGCCCAACTTGGATACACTACCGCATCATCACAAAGCAGCGCGACGTTCCACGCTTCCTCTGACCACTCCAGCGCGCGCTTCGTAATTTCATCAAGTGCAAAATTCCACAGCTCTGCAAGATTAGGCGGCTGCCGTGTGTCACTCAAAAGCGTGTATCGTGGGTCAACACTCACGGGTGGGTTACTTGCGTTGTCGATTACCCAGAGATGATTTACCTGCGGTGAGATCGCTGCGACACTCTGCTTAAGCAGTTCGTGACGATTATGCGTCAAAATTACCGCATACGTTGAGATCCTCACGACTGAATTCTAACAAGGTTCACTGCAAAATCTACGCAGCTTCGTATCGTCCGACAACAGTGAGCACATCGGTCGCTGCCCACGTATGTGGTGATGTCGCCGAAACGGCAACGGACGTGCCAGTCGTTGAAAACGCAATAATGTCGAGTGTGGATCCGGCGTTAAGCTGCGCGTACCCTCGCCGGTTCGTTGTACCTGTGTCAGTGAAAATGACATCTCCAAGCACCATCAACGTTGAACCTGCCCGTGACGCTACCGGAAGAGTGAATTGTGGGTTTGAGCCAACCGCTGACGTTGAACCGAGCGTAAATCGAAATGTGTAGTCAACGGTCTTACCCACCTGATTATAGCGCGCCTCAACCGAGCCGTTACCGAGTGTGAGATTTGTCAACGTAGGTGTCCACGCAGCCCACACACCTGTGAGAGTGCTAAGTGTCGCATCGTGTTCGTTGATGGCGTCGGTTACTGGCTTACCCCAGTTATCCCAGTCGAGAATTGACCCAGGTGGGCCAATGACGATTCTTGGCATTTAGCTCACTACTCCCCACACCGAACCGTCATCCCAACTGTTTACATTCCAACGTGCAATAACCGCACGTGCATCACGAAGTACTAGTTCTTGTGAGAACCCACCGTCAGGGGATCCTTCATTACGTATACTCGTAATACGAAACTGCCCATTCACGCCAATACCGTGAGTGTCCTGTACCGTCACCATGTCGCCAAGTTCACGTGTTGGATCGCCTTTCACCGGCATACTATCGAACACCGGATGTGGAGTCCGCAGGTCAGACTGCAGCTGCTCCGCGATCATTCCAGCGGCGTCTGCGCGTTGTCGCCACGGTGACGTCGAAACCTGCAGTGGCTGTGTCCGGTATGTACGAATTGAGTCACGATTCTGCGATAACACCGGTGCGGGCGTATCAAGTGGTGTGATGTATGTTGCGATAACTTGACCACTTGTGAGCCAAAACGCGTTACCTAGGTTATCGATCTGGATGATAATGATGTTACTTGACGCACCGAGGGAAAGTGATGTGTTAAAGTTAAAATACGGTGAACCACTACCATCAGGTGAAGTGTTACCAACGAACGTGCCGCTTCCACTCAGCGAAAGCACGTTCCCCGGAAGTGAGATGGTGATGACGACAGTGTCGCCTGAACCGATGAGCAGCTGACCATTCGCCTGCCACACAACACCGTTAACGACAAACCCAACCGGTGAATACGCAACTGTGACGTAGTTAGCCACCTGCGCAATGCCGCTCGAGTACGAAAGATCTTCCAGCGAGGCACGAGCGGTAATAGCTTGCTGGATGATTTGTCCCGCAGGCGTTACGTTTGATCGCGCGGTGCGATAATGTGGATAACCATCCGCATCCCAGTATGCCGCGGCGAACTCGGCCTCGGCAACCGCGGAGACGACATCCCATACATCTGCATATTCGGTAAGAACAGGAAGTACGTCGAGAATGTTCTCACTCTTTGCAATAAACGCGGTAGGTGTGAATTGGTTAGCCCACAGAGCAGTCGAAGCGAGAAACGCATTCGATCCCGTCGATTGATTCGGTGGTCGCATCCCACCAGACAGTAAGATGTCGGCGATCTGCGCACCGTTCGTCAACGTCATCAACGCGTCGGCGGATGTCGCATTCGGAGGCGTGCTGTTCGCCCACGTAGCAAACGCAACATCAGTCGATGTTGCGTCAATTCGAAATGTGGCGACACCAGTGCGTGAGTCGACATGCACACCGTAGAAGTGCCACAGGTTGTCGGTTGGAACTGATGGACCCGTAATTGTTCGCGTGATACCGCCATCGAATGCGAGTCGTGCGCGAAACACACCAGCTGATGTGATGTCTGCGTAGAAGAACTTCGCGGTAGGTGTAAGTAGTGACTCAACTGCGCCAATCGTTACGGTTCCACCGGTCACAGACGGTGAGAGTCGCGCAAAAAACTCGATGCGTCCCGCGATCTGCCCAGTATCGGCAGACCACGGCATCGCCGCCCCACCTGAACCACCTGCGGTAAACCAGCCACCCTGTACGAGACCATTTGACGGAGCGGGCGATGTACCTGCGACGTATGGCCCAACCGCGAACGTACAACGCGTTCGCGCGGTCGTCGCACTCTGCACGTAAGCGTGTTCAATGGTGCCAATAAACGGTGCGAGCGATCCGTGACACGGTACCCACAGGTACGTAGAGTTGTTCGTACGCATTGCCGGAGCGGCGAAGTAGCCTACACCGTTACGTGGTCCCTGCTGTTCAGGAAGTAGACGCGTGCTAGACGGTGCGTAAAGTCCCCATGAAAACAGGTAAGAGATAACCCACGTACTCTCAAGTCCTGGGTAGTTGGGTAGTCCAGTCAAAAATCCCGGGACTGGACTCTCAGCCACAGTAAGCGGTATGTCAGGTGGTTCACGAAACGTCTCACGGTTGTCAAGCGCCGAGACACGCGCGCTACGCACCTTCGATTGTGCACCACTGTCGAGACTTAAACCGGTGAACACCGGTACATACTCGAGCCCACCCTCGCTATAGACGCCGACCTTCCACGTAGTACGTCGACCTGTCCGAATCTTACCAGCGTAAGGACTGTCCTGGTTAAGTTCACTAAACGTCCACGCGGCGTGCTGCGACTCATCACCCGCGAGAAGTGGTGCGAGTGTGACCGCAAATGCGAGAGTACCGGTAGCAGGTACGGACAATGTTGCACGTTTAAGATTAACACTTCTAGCCACCGAGTCGTGTGTCATAACTGACTGCACGACGTTGTAGTTCACAGGAAACTGTGCAGACATGAAGTCAGCACGCTCTACGTCACCGTCGAGTGGCGTCCACCCGACACCGCCTGACACTTGAACAGCCGCACCAAAAAACGACACCACCGTCGAGTTCGGTATGTCGACTGTCAACGGTGGTGTGGTTACGGTTGTGTACGCTGTGGTGTTGTCGTCCTGACCCTTCTGAGACAGGTCGGTAACACCCGCGATGTTCGCACCACCGATTGCGACCGCCGCAATCGTCCACGCAACTGTGTCATTTTTCGGTGTGAATGTATATGTATCTGGTTCACCGTAGCCGACACGTCGCAAGAGAAGTAGTCCCTCGACACGGCCACCCTCGGTTAAAAGTCCATCACCACGGTATGTGAGTACTCGCCACGTAACATTTGTTCCCGCAGGTAACCCAAGATCTTGCGCAGTCTCTGGCATCATTATACTTACGAGCACCACGTCGCCTACGACGTTGCTTGGTCGCGCGACGGAGATCTGGTTCGTGCGAGTGTTACCTGATGTGTTCGTTGTGATGTTTCGGTAGAACGCGTTGACACCGAAGTGTACGATGTTACCACGTTGAAGCGAGACGTCAAGCTCGGCAACTGCGTGACCTGGAACGACACGTACCGCCGGAGGAAGTGATGACTCGAGTGATTGATGCGTCGTAACACGCGCAATACGATGTGAAAGATTATCCAATGGGTCAATGACGACACCCGTGTTGTCAACGATCGTACCGTCATTATCATAGTCGACAAGCACTTGATGTTTAATAACGCGTTCATGTGCATCAATCGCCGCACGTGTCGCACTTGAGACATTTCGCACTACGTCACCTCTATCACGGTAAACGTAAGTGTCGATCGTCGCACACGTGGTACGACTTCATTTGACACCGCGACGGATACGAGTGGTTGTCCTTGCCCATATTCCCACACACTACACGCTGACAACGCCGCACCCGCTGTAAGTCCTGTCTCGAGCTGCAGCTGATCCAGCATGATGATCGCAGTTCCCGCCACTGATGAACCGGTAACACTAAACTGCGGCTCGAGGTAGACACCACCCGTTCCGGTTGGCACAGTCGTAAGCAGACAAAACGCTTGCGCGGAACCAGTCACCGTCGTAATGACAGGCGCACTTACGTACGACTGAACCTGACCGGCACCATTCATAAACGCAATACGTGGCGTGATGTCGACACTGATGTCCGCGGCGTTACCTTGCCGTACATATCCACTAAACGCAACGGATGTACCAGGTGGAACGCACCAACCGTAGAGACCAGTCGGCGCAACGACACGTAGAATGCCACCACTTCCGGTGACCGGTGGCGATATCTGCCACGCTAGCGATCGCTCACCCTGCTGGAACCACGCAGTAGAGCTACTGAGTACCTCCCCGGTGCCCGTAACTGCAAAGCCTTCGGTTGTATGTAGCGCGTCCGTACCGGACGCCTGATTAGGTGATAGAAGATTCTTAGCATGCGGGTCAATGAACACAAACGGACCGAAGCCACGCTGACGAGTTGCGTACTCGTACATTACGGTTGCTGCGTCAGGCTGTAGCCATTCGTGATCAAGCTGCCACGTTCTGGACCCATACGGTGACCGATCTACCGATCTTCCGTCCAGCAGGTCGCGTACGGCAACTTCGTCATTCAATGTTCGTGGATAGCCGGCGCCTGGTACGCGAAGTTGTGTGAGCGAGCCTGGCTTACCTAACCAAAATGACGGTGCGTATGGATCACTACAAACGTTAGGACTACCTTGACGCGCTGTGGTAAAGCCAAGCGACATATCCTCACCTCCGCCTTAACAGTGTGAGCGCACCGGCCTCGGCGGCCAATGCAACCTCCTGAGGATTGCCGCTAATAACACGAACCGTTGCACGCTCGATCTGTTGGTCACCGATCTGTACAAGCACCGTACCGTTAAACCCACCCGCATTCGTTGCCGGCTGGTTGTTCGTCACATTCGTCACATTCGTTCGATTAAACGTGTCGAGTGGCATGCGAATCGAGTTAGTGATGCGGTCAGCGATGGCATCTGACTCGGTGCGGAAACCTACCGCGTATCCCTGCATGGACTGAACACCGAGTTTCGCAAATTCCTTAGAGGGTGACCCGATGCCAAGCGCCTTTTTTGCGCCGTTAATTGCATCTTCCACCGCACGTTTCGCGGTACTTACGAGACGCCCGGCTGCACTCTTAATACCGTTAATCATGCCGTCGATGATACTCTGACCAAAGCTAAATGCGGTGCTTAGAAATCCCTTAATTGCGTTAAATATTTGCCCAGGAAGCGTCGAAGCTGCGGCGGCAGCGCGTGGACCAAGCTGGCTTACAAACGAAACGATCGCATTAATTCCCTGCTGAAAGAGAGACTTTGCGCGTGCCCACGTGAGTGCGGCAAACGTAGCGACACGTTCTGGTAACGTCGACACGAAGTTTGCAACCGCGGTGACACCGTTCACAACGATGTTTTTCGCCTGCGTCCACCAGTCGTTGAAGATAGCGGCGGTGATGCCCGGTATCGACATGAGAAACTGGAAGACCTTACCCATTCCAAAGCCGATCGCGAAGAAGAACGCATCGAACGCCTTCGTAGCGATGTCACGCAGTGTACCTGGCAAGCTAGTAAAGAAGTTCGCGATCGTACCAGGTATGGCAGATACGAAACTCACAATCGCATTCCACGCCGTCGAAATCGCGTTGGTGACCGCGTTCCACGCCGACATCGCCGTACTTGCGATGGAGTTCCACACACCTGCGAAGAACGGTCCAATGCCTTTTATGAACGCAACGAACCCGTTGATGAACCGTGCGAAGTTCGCGATGATGACACCAAGCGCAATGACACCCGCGCCCACTGTCTTCAACGCGTCCTTCATGTTCTCGAGAAACTTCTTACCGTCATCGGTGCGGAAGAAGTCAGCAAGCTTATTAACCATGTCGGTAAGCGTCTTGATGAAGCCCTGACCGGCCTCACCCATGTCGCCGAACATCGCACTAATAAGGTTACCCACTGCGCGAAGCAAATTAAGCAAGTCTTTGATGACTGTGAACGCATCTTCGAGCCACTTCTCGAAGTCACCAGACGCGAGCGCACGACTAAGAAAGTCAATAAACTTCTGAATGCCGGTACCAAGCGCGGCGAATGCGCGTTCGAGGAACGGCAATCCGTGTTCCATCGCACCGAAAAATGTCCCAAAAAAGTTGATAAGTATCGGTGCGAGTTGATTTATAATGCGTGCAGTCGACTTAAAGAGATCATTAATCGCGTTGATGACATCAGGCGCGCGAAGAAGCTCAAGAAACATCGCGGCAAATCGACCAAGCGCATCTGCCACGATCTCAAGATCTCCACGCATCGTGGGTAAGAAATTCGTAGTGAGCGCTTTAAATTGACCGATCAGTGGTGCGAAAAACGCGGTTTGAACACCTTTTCGTATCTCGTCAAATGCTTTCTTAAGTCCAACTATTTCCTTAACGACAACCTGTGCGGGTTCAGCGAGCCCCTTAAGTGCCTCATTAAACTTCTTAACGTCACCACTTAGTCCAGCGCTAATCGCATCGGTGAGACCGTGAAATGCGAGAATAAGTGGCGCAATTGCAGCGATGACGAAACCAACCGCCGCCGGAATCAAGGCGAGAATGCCGAGTAGTTGCAGTAACGCACCACTCAAACCGAAAATGACGGGAACAAGTGCACTAATCGCGGTAATCTTCAACACCGCGATGATGACGTCGCCTACGTTACCAAGACGTCCAAGAATACCACCAACCTGTGACAAGCCGCCAACCGCGGCCGTTGCGCCCTGCCCGATTGACGAAAAAAGCGACGAGAACATTCCAGCGATGCCGCCACGCGCACCACGCGCATCTCGCTCAATACGGTTAAAGTCATGACGTGCGTTATCTGCGAGATCATCGATTGCGTGCTTAGCGACTAAGGTACCTTCCTCAATGTCAACTGCGATCGTTCGAGCCGCTCCACGCGCGTCATCTTGTATGTTGCCAAAGACGTGATCAACGGAGTGCTGTAAGTTCTCAAAGTGAATGTCGAGAATCTTGATCATGCGGTCGAACCCATCTTCGATGGAGTCGACCACATCATCAAGTTTACGCTCTACCGCAGCGAATGTCCGATCGAGATCACGCTTAACTTCACGGTCAAAGTTGCTTACATCAGGTACGATTTCAACTTCAGCGCGATCGATCGGACCAGTCATCTCGTCACCTAACCCACGCCGAGTTGCCTCGCAGCGAGCATGTTCGACTCGTCAGCATCGTCATCATCCCACCAAGACGGCATCGGTGGTTCACTTGGATCACGCATAGCGATTGCTCGCTGACGACGTTCATCAGTGAGTAGCGGTCCAGTGAGACTGTCGACAAGCTTTCGAATCTCCTTGTCATCACTCATATGACTCGTGATGAAATGCTGAATCAGGTTGAGGGCGCGAGCTGCTGAGAGTCGAAGGGGATCGACACCTCGACCAGCGCACCATCCGTCGAACTCGTACCAGTTCCGTCGTCGCCCGACCCAGTCAACGAGGGCGATGACGGCTGGGTAGGGCGGAGTCCATACTGCTCCAGCAGCCAAGGAATAACCGTCATCATCGCCTTCACACCAAAAGTCTTCTCTTTAACACGCATCTTAAGAAGCTCGAACGCCGCGGGGGTGAGCAGCTCCTCGAAAATGGTGAGCAACGTGCTCTCGTCGAACTCGTCGGTGCTCTTCGTGATGTTACGGAACTTCGACAAACTTTGAATCATACTAAGCGGTAAGTCCGGCACCGCGTAAAACGTGTCATCAGACCTACTATTGAGCTTAAACGGGATTGGCTCAATGTTCAGCTCGAAACTTTTGATCTCTACGTGCTCAGCCACTCGACTCTTCCACCCCTCGGCTAGTTGTCCGGTCCAGAGCCACCGTACAACACACCGGATACATATCAACCACGACCTATATGTCGACATCAGTACGCTGCCGCAGCGAGTGCATCAGCGAGAAATGGGTTAGGTGGCATGCCCTTGACCGAACGTGCGAAGACGGTGTGACCATCTTTACCCTTAAAAACGAGAAACTTACCGTGCTTCGGAAGAATTAAATGATGACGTGGACCGTAGATGCCGGTACCCTCATGCACGTAGATCGCGTAGTCAAGATCGGAACCCACTCGCACGGCGGGATAACCACGAAACATGAAGATCCGGATCTGGATGCTCGAGATTAACTTTCCCGTATCGACACGACGTGGTGCTCGCTGGAGGTTAATGCGTGCACGTGCCTGCACACGTATGCCACGCTTCATCATGTCATTCGCTACCCCACCTGTTGGATTCTGCAAGATAGCATGCATCCGCGCTGGATTGTACGTATGATGAATCTTAACGTGTCCCATCAGCATGGACCCCACACGTTCCTGATACCTATAAACAGGTGATACTCAGAACCTACGCAGCCACCACTAGGTCCTACAGCTGGTTGATCACGTAGTGTGTAATCGAGAATTGTGTCATCATTTTTCATTGTCTGTACCGCTGCCGCGATAGCGCGTCGAATCGCATCGGCGTCATCGAACCAGATCTGCGCGGCTTGGTCAAGCTCATCACACGTAGGAAGTTGGTTCGGCGACTTAGGCATAGGTGCGCAACGAAGAATGGTAATTGTGTAGTCGGCAACGATGTACGGCAGACCACATGGGTCCTGGTCGTTTGTGAAACCCTCTTGTGGGAATGATCGTGAACCGTAGATGCGAGGCACCGAGATAATCAAAGCACCACACGAACACTCATCCCATGCCTGCAACCCGGGTACGATGCAGATCCGCATGTTCGCTGGAACACCGGCGATCGTCGAAGCGAGGCCATTCCGGGTGTAGTCGCGAAGTATCGTCGCGATGTCATATAGCACAGTCATGAGAGTCGGCTCCGGTCGTGGTAGACCTACACTTCCCGTGCTAAGCACCGAACCGTAGACCCTGCTGCCCAGGGACACAGTCTTACTCGCACGACCACTTGATGCGGTACCTACTATGATTCTACCCGACTGGTCAGTTCGCCGCGCCGCGACACCTCGACTAGTGAACCCAACGGTGACCAATCCAGCGGGTACCGCCACCTTCTTGTTCACCGCGAGACTACTTGCACCCACGAAACACGTCGCTGCAACCTGCCGTGCCGTTGCACCCGAGTGCAACGCATCAAACCCAACGGTGACGAGACCCGTCTGCGCGATTTTCTTAATCTCGGTGCCTAGGTCTGTGAACCCAACGGTCGCGCGTCCGGCAACGGCTGCGATCTTAGCGTCGACACTCGTGCTCGCAGCTCCAGCCGCACTGCGACCAGTCTCGACAGCGACCTTCTTGTCGGTCGACGTGTCAGAGAGACCTACGCTGGACGTACCAACTTGCGCCGTTTTCTTAAGTGCCGTCGCGCGCGACGTGGCGCCAACCGTGCATACACCGGTCTGCGCGACAACCTTCTTCGCCGTACTGGATGAACTAACTCCGGCGAACGCTCCACCGGTTCGCGGTGCGACGTGTACCGCCGTCGCCGTAGACGCGAGACCTACCGTGGCGAGACCTGTCTCCGCGGTAACCTGCGTAGTGGCTACATCGGACGTGTAGTCGATCCACGTTCGAAGAATTTCTTCAAGAATGTGTGGTGGAAGTGCGTGAAGTAGGTCAGATGTTGGACCGATACCACTTGAAGTCTTGATCGCAATCGTAATGGATGCGAACGGTGTAGCCGTACCGACATCGACCGAAAACGTGCCAGTGGATCCTGACGCGGAAAGTTGCTTCGTTGCGATGACACCTGATTGACCACCGTTGTTAATCTCAGCCTGTTCGGTGGCGCCTGAACCAACCGTGTAACCACCTGCGTTAGCACCGGCACCCGATGTGTTACAGATGACAACGAACGAGTCTGTGTTCGTTGGGCTAACGGCAGACGCATCCTGTGGATCGGATGTTCCAGTAACACCTGATGAATCATCAATCGGGTTACCGGTTAGGTCGACACCACCAAGTACAAGTGCGGTAAGCGACTTCTCTTCATCATGACTTCCCGTCTCGGTGGTCTGCGCCGTCTGCGCGCCGCCGGTGTTGGCTTGATACCACCAAGATTTAATGTGAGCGAGATTTGTGCCACCGTCTACGTCACGAATCGAAGTGATCGTTGGGCTACCGGTGGTCGTCGGTGCGACCATGTTTGCGAGTGTGTAGAAGTCATTCATGTGCACGAGCAAGACAAAGTCGCCGACCGCCGTTGCGGCCGGCGACTCTGACGTCGTAACTGAAACTGTCGCTGAGCTGCCGTTGTTTATGCCGGTGGTAAGACTCTTAATCGTAATTGGCATGATTCACCAGCCTATGCGTGCGGCCCGGAATCACGGCCCCGTATTAATCTTACACCGAAGTCCATTCACCTTGATGGTGTTCGATGCGTTCGAGGTACCCCACGCCGCACCCACACCAATCGCACGTGCGGCGGTAACGTCACAGGCGACGGTCCGAGCGGCGGCCGTTGTCGGAATCGGAGCAGGGAAACCCGTAGCCCACGCGGTAAGCGAGCCACCCACCATCACCTCACCCTGACCGTTCCACGAACCACCTGATGCACCACTGGCAACCGCGCGAAGTGTCCCGGTGTAGCGAGCACGCCACGGCCAAGCCGTCGCACCTGTCACCGTAGTGGTGAGAGCGTTCTGTGCCAGGATCGAAGTAGGTGCCGCACCAGCCGCGCCGTTGAACCAGAAGCCGAGTGCCAGTGTTGGTGTGCCAGTGTTGCTGAATTCACCCCACGCCTCGAGGTCGATATCAAGTCCAACTTCCATCCACTGCTGTGGAATGACAAGTTGTGGTGACGGACTAATGTCCTGGAATGTGGTGAATGACGCAAATGGCGCGCCATCGACGACGTGAATCGGTGAAAGTGGCGTAACAATCTTCATACTCATACGATCACCTCACATCGCCGTCGCATCGAGAGTGAGTGCGTTGGCCGCTACGGTGATTTGACCCTGCGCACCGAAAACTTCGGGAATCACCTTCTGGAAGAACACCTCACCTTGTCCTGTGATGTCGACCGCGGCACCACCCGAAGTAAGCGAGATTTGGAACGTGTCGGTCGTAGCACCTACGACGAAATACGCCGCACCCTCGGTGATACCCGCTGGAATCGACTCGGCAAACACATTAAACAAGATCACTCGGTCGGTGTTTACGAGACCATGTGCGTTCGACGTGATCGTATTCGCGGTGACATCCGCTGAGTCGACCGTGCCGAAACCCTTGATCGCGGCGGCACCACCGAACGGCGCGTAACCTCGGTAGTTGCTCGTGTTACCGGTACTCGCGTTCCAGTAAGTGAAGAATCCGTACGTTCCAGCCGGTACATCGAACGTCAGCGTGCCCGAGTTCTGTTTAACGCCTGACGCGGCGGCAGCCCACGTGACGGCCTGCCGCGCGTACGCGGGTGTGCCACCCGTCGCCTCGGTGGCGGCCGCGTTCGTTCCGGTACCCGGTGTGGTGTCGGTTGGTGGCGCGGTTACGAGCGTGTTCACACCCACGTGCGTGATCTGCGTCGCTGACTCATCCAGCGCGTCAAGCATTACGTTCTTAGACGCGTCATTAAACGGCATAGGTTCCCTCGCTTACGTTCCTGTGAGTCGGAACCCAGGACCGTCGATGTCGTAGACACGTGAGCGTGACCTGAGACCGCCTGGGTTGTACGTGTTAATGAACATGTCAACGAACCTTAGACCGGTGAACCCGTTCTTTAGTTCTTCACTTGGGTTGTCGAACGTAAGTGAGACACCTTGTCGTACGAGTGACGTAACGGTGTAGGGAAGCTGGCACTCCGCACCTGTGAGAGCCTTGGTGAACTCACACGCGAGTTCTCCAACCGCGATACTCGCGAGCGTCGTAGGTACCTCACCAAACCGTGCGGTAACGGACCACGTTCCCACCTCTGTGTCTGCGAGTGCCAAGTTGTTGCACGTTGGCCACGTGTCACCATCGGTGCGAACGAGCAGTCGATAGTCATCAACGCGGTATGAACCCGTCACCATCGGCGAACCGTCAAGCTTCACCTGTATGATGTCATACACCGGTGCGGGAAGTACGGCCTCGGAAATCGTCGCACATGAGCAGCCTTGAAGACATACGCCACACGTGAGATTGAGCCACTCTCCGTTTATCCACACAGGTAACGGATACGTCTGCCCTGGCCACGTCGCAGGCCACTGACCACCCGGCCAGGGCACCTCTGAGCACTCACGCCGACACGGCCGTAGGGTAACCGTGCAGAGCCCAAAACGTTGACCAGAGAGCGACCAAAGTACCTCTGTGGCTGCCTGGAGCGCGTAGCCGGTAGTCGCCGGTGTGGCGGTACTCAAGTCGCAAGACTGCGGCCAGATAGCGTCCCAGGGGGTACACGGTCCAGTTTGAAGAACCAACTCACCCCTCCTAGGACTACGCGAGCGTTACCGCTCCCGCGGTAATCGCAGGAGGTGTGGTCGTTGTGACGTTGAAGAGGGCATGCTTACCCTGCGGCACGGTAACCCCCGCGGGTAGCCACGACGTCGCACCCGGCCCATCGCCCCACAAGAGACCGGCGCCATCTGACTCACCGGCAATGACGAAGTCAAACACACCGTTCTCGAACGTGAAGTCATTAAGCTTCGTGTTCGTCACGTTCGGCCACGCCCAGTAGACGTACTGCGGCAACCCACTTGCGTCACACGCACCGAGACCAGAGACCGGCTGCCACAACTCCAGTGAGAATCGCGCGGTGAGTGGATCGGTACCGAACATCATGCCCGTGCCGGTAACCGTGCCGGAGCCCGTAAAGATCTCAGTCTCACCGGTCATGATGCTCACCGCGTCAGGACTCAAGATGCAGAAGTGTGCCTCGATGCCCATCCGCTTTAGGAACGCCGCGTCCTTCTGGTTCACACACGCGCTACCGTCGGCAAGCTTGGTGAGGAACTCCTCGCCCTCTTCATAGTCAGGCGAGACCTGAACCTGCGTGAAACCCTTCATTACGAGCATCGCGCTGGACGATCCGGTGACCGGGTTGCCACACGTGTCGAGCTTCACAAGACGAATTACCCTCGCCTTGATCGGCGCTACCTGGCGATCAGCCATCTCTCAACCCTCACCTAGATACTGACCAGAACCGCGAAGTGACAGCAGTCCCAACCCATGACGTAAGTTCGCTCAGCGATCGCCTTCAATGTGTTCACGTTCCGATCCAGCGACTCTTCACGCTGGAACGTTCGGATCGCACCTCGATAAATGAACATCTGTCCCGTGAAGTAGAGCCACGCGGTGTTCGGCGGTGCGGCAGTTCCGTCCGGACCCGTGTTCTGGTAACCGGCGCCCGCTACGATCGTGCTGCCATTAATTGTGCGAAGCTGTGAACCATCACGGTAAAGCATACCTTGGTTCACGAGTGACGGTATCGCGATGAGCGGCGCGTGAATAAGACCCATACCCGCGGTGTAGCACTGGTAGCCCGCCTGCTCGAGCAGACCAAGCGCACGCGCCGGAGCGGCTGGATTCGAACCAGAGACCTGCACCGCCGCGGTCTGTAGTGTCACCGCAAACGCGTTGCGAGTGTCGACGACCGCCGTGTTCGCCGCGAGGTGTGGGTAAACGATGTCAAGATTCGCAGCCCTACCGTCCCAGAGCGCCTTCTCGGCGATGAACTGCTCATTCTCCATAAGCATACGAGTGACACGTGCGATCTGCGTGTCCCAGACATCTGCCTGCGGTGAACAGTCGATCTCGGCGTATACGGTAAACGGCTGCGCACCACGCATCGTTCGGTCACCGGTTTCGACCTTGCTCGCTGGCGCGGAACCGGTGACGCAGAAGTCAATTGTCGTGCCGCCACCACCGCAGAGTGGCTGATACTCAACACCAGCGAGCCAGTGACTTCCAGGTGGCGTCGTAGGAGGTATGACGTCAAAAAGCCCGTACGGCTTCGTCTGTCGGTCGATCGGGTCATCCACATACTGACGAGGAAGATTTGAGAGAACCATCTCGCAACCTCCTCGTCAGTCGTGAATGTCGTATGAAGACACGTCTTAGACGCCGCAGGCCGTGAGGTCAGCCGCACCGGTCGTGCCATCCGGGCAGATGTTGACGAGGATGTTGCGCGACTCGTGACCAACCTGCGCGATGAGCCAGCACTCCTCCATCCACTCAGCGGTGTGATCGTTTGTCGCGTTCATCACCGAGTCACGGATCAGACCAAGATCAAGCCGCAGACCCTGCCCGAGTACGAACGTACCCGGCGCGTACATGAGCGCTCGCACCTGCGTCGGCCACGCGGTGATCGCGGTGCTGTTACCCGGGAAGCCGGCGGCGCGAACCTGCCAGTCGTTAACCCACTGAACACGAAGACCCTCGGCGTCGAACATCGACATCAGACGCGCGTCGGCAACCTCGAGCATCTCCATGCCGCCACCCATGCGCTTCCGCAGATCGGAACGCATCGCACCGCGAATCCAGCGTGGGAGCAGCACCTCGAGAATCGCGCCGTCACACATCGCAAACTTATCACGGTAATCGATCGCCTGCAGCGACAGCGACCCGAGAACCGGCGCGACCACACCGGCACCGGTGGCGTTACCGTCACCCGTGACGGCCGTCGATGCCGCGACCAGCTGCGCGATGCGCTTACCGTTAATCTTGTGAGCGTTCGCAGCGAACAGCAAGCGAGTGTGGTTTGCGATCAGCTCTGGGTAGGCATCCTCGGTGAGGTTACCAACCGTGAGGCAGAGACCGTCGCAGGCGAGTCGCGCCTCGTTGAACGACGGACACGGAACACGCGCGCAGGTCTTCGTACCGGACTGTGCGGTACCCGTCGCAGCCGCGATGTCCTGTGTCTCGTTCCACGACCACATCGCAGCGTTTCCCACGAGATCACCGAACGAGGCGGACGTCGGCCACCGCATGCCACCACGGTTGATGCCGACGGTCGGCAGATCCAGCGTACCATCCACGCAGACGATGTTGAAGAAGTCGTACGAGATCTCACTCGGCGAGCACCAGCCACCGGCCGCTACGAGAGCGTCGACGTCGGTGGCGGCCTGAAGTACGGCGTCGACCTCACTCGGATCGGCCATCATATCCAGCGTGTAACGGTATTCCCGCTGGAGAGACGCGATCGGGTAGCGTGAGGTGTCGTCGCCGCGAGCCTGGATCGGGAGCGCACGTGCACGTGACTGCATTGCAGCGACGAGCGCGTTCATATCATTCAGTCGCGAGCCGACCGCGAAGTTTGGAATGTCGGCGGATGCGACGAGCACCGACTCGGAGCGACGCTCAGGAACCTTCTGCGAACCCTGCTTCTGCGTGATCTCTGCCAGCGAGAGTGGCTTGTTGAGACCACGAGTACCGCTCTCACGAGGTTTCGTAGTGGCGCCACCCGCGGTTACCGCGACAGGTGCATCAGCGGGATCACTCGGCGCAGGCTCGGTAGAGCCACCGTCACTGCCGCCATCTTCGGTTCCATCACCGTTCTGCCGACCCGCGTTCACGCCATCGATGAGTGACTTCTGCTCGGCGGCGCGAGCCTCGGCTTCCTGCGTACGCGTGGTGCGCGTCTCACGTAGAGACTGGATGCCCGTGGCGAGCGTGCGAAGGTTTTCGAGACCTTCCGCGTCGACATCACCTTGAGAAAGCGAGTCGAACTCAGCGACTGCCTTCTGCTCGAGATCATCGATCTCTTCATTCGACAGGGAGGTGATGTCCTCAGGGAAGACGACTCCCTCATCCTTCTTCGCCATGAATGTACCTCACTGCCTGGTGTGATGCGGTCCAGTGACGCCTTGTTGGCCATAATATTGGATCACTACCGCGGATAGCAAACCGTGTGAAACTATGCCGCGAAGCGTTGCGCCGTACTATTTGAGTCGGCGTTACCGGATGCACGCGCTGCGGAGGCAATCATCGCTTCCTGCTCGCGCTGTTGCGCTTCCTGTTGGTCGAGAAGCGCCTGCGCCATGTTTGTCGTCATCGTCTCAGAGCGCGTCTTACCACAACCACATGCCATTGTTTTCCCTATCCTAGAACTTGCTGTCGAAGCAACGACAGTGGGTCACGACCAATCGACACCGCTAGAGCCTCAACGTCGGAGTTGCAGTACGTTGTGCTCGGCGACATAGACTTCTTCTTTCGCTTTCGTCCGATCATCGCGGCGAGTGAGTCAACCTCCGCGCTCATCACGGCTTTCTCATCGACGATACCCGCTGCCACGAGACTAAGCTGTCGCGTGTTGGCAACGAATGCCGCCGTGCGTGGGATGGGGAACCCGGGTACGTTGACGGCAAGGAGAGCAACCATACGGAGAGAGCCACCAATCCGGCGCCAGTCACCAGACAGGGCAGAAGCGCGGAGGGCATGAAGATGTTCGCCGCTGGTGCCAGGACGTACAGCGCCAGCAACCCAGATTCCATGGTCATCCATCCCAGCCGCAACGTCTGCGACCGCCGTCCCCGTGTTGCCGTAGTGATCAATCGCCGCATTGAGAGTCACCCCACTCGTCGGAGCGTGAGACGTACCGAGTGTGATCTGTCCAGCGGCGACACGGCTTCCGTCATCGCAGACAACCTCACCCGTCGTGAAGTATGAGTAATCTGACTCGTATGGTGGTGCGGTACACGAAGCAGCGAACGAGGTGTGACACGAGTTCCACAACGCCGCATGACCGAAGACGCGACCGTCATCTGTTACGGTGAGCGGTGACGGACCGGTGAGGCCCGGGTTGTCAAACCATTCCTTCTTCGGATGCTGAACGTCGCCACACGCGACGATCGGATAATCACTTACATACGTGTCAGGCTCGATACCCGCCGCTCGTAGGTGAGCCGCGAGATGCTCATACGTCTCACGTAGTGCGCGACCCTCGAGACCAAATGATCGTCCTGAGTTGAGTTGCGCGATCGCGCGTTGACACGCGGTGACGTTTGGGTCACCTACCGCACCGTCGGCGAACACCGAGTGATGAAGAAGTCGACAGGCAGTGCGTGACACGGTTTCGGCGCCAGCCTCAGCGTGCACGTGTGCGAACGCGTTGAGTGCGGTTTCAAGTGGCATCTCGGTGCCGAGAGCGATCTCATGCTGCACGACCGACCACGGTTCCTCGATCGCCGCGACGTAGTGAGCACCGTCAGCGGTGACAGCGGTTTCAGGAGCGTTAGTGAGCGCGATACGTGCTTCCACAAACGCGGGGAACGGTACGAGTGTCGCGCCGCGAATACGTCCAGCGTGATACACGGTCAACTCGGGCTTTACAAGCGCTTGGTCACCGTCGAACTTCGCCGGGTAGATAAGTTCAACGTTCGCGTCGGTTATCTGGTCTGGATCAATGCTTACACCTGAGAGCATGTTCTTCTGGACCTGTCGATGTGCCTCACGGCCGTTTTCACCACCGAGATCAAACTGACCTCGTCCACGAATAATTCGCTGATCGACCGGATCGCGCCACACCTGCTGGATGTTACCGGCGACAACCGCACCCTTATGCTCACCTTGTGACTCCGGCGTCCACATAAGCGGAACCGTCACCGACGTAGGGTCAGGCCACGTCAGCGAACCTGCCGAGAACTTTCGTTGGTCACCCGTCTCCACGTCCTCGACGGCGAGGATACCCTCCCACCAACCGTCGCTATCGGTCTGCGTTGCCTCGGCCGTCTCCGTGCCGTCGGCGGTCACCGCGATGTCCACGCTAGATGGGATTCCCTTCTTGCCGTGCTCGGTTGGCCACTCACCGGTAGCTGCGTGATGATACTCGGCGCAGAGACCCTGCGGTCGCGTCACATGCTTCCCAAGCAGAGCAACACAGCGAGCAAACGAACCGTCCGTTCCCCACCCAATCTTAACGGCACCCTCACCGCGCACCCAGTAGTTACGTAGGTTATGGCTGCCACCCGGCAGGTTGACGTCACTTTCCTTCTTCTGCGCGAACGTCTCTACGTCCGTTCCGGCCGCGGCCGTCCAGTTGTCGGGAATGAGATCTACACGGTTAAGTTCGCGAGCGCGACGCATGATCCAGCGTTTCGTCGCGGCCTTGTCACTTGCACGACCGTACGCCTGGATCGCCTTCTGAAGTTCACCCACGTTGCGAATCGGATATGAACCGTCAGGCATCGCCTTACCGGATTTCGCGGCACGCATGCGTGACTCGCGGTCGAGCGCGTTAGCAAACGTCACGGCGTAGTACTCATCCGAGCCGTCAGCGGTGAGCGAGTACTCATCACTCATTTCGTCATCTCCCGGTGTGACATCCGGTTGCTCACCATTATACAGGTCGAAGTCCGTCACGTCGCCTGCGAATGCAACACGCAGCCTATCAAAGCGAACGTAGCCGAGATTTTGCACCATAGTGTTAAGAAGTGTTATGTCATTGCTATATGCGGCACACACGTGTGCTACGTACGGCTCATACTGTTCCGGAAGCTGGTCACCCATCAACCCACGTATGATGTCATACAGCATCTCATACGCGTCATCGACTTCACCGCCACCGATGTTATACACCAGTGACGTTTGCTTCTCTGGGTCATTTGGGTTCCACTCCGCGACGCCAAATGCGGAGGCCTCTACGACCGGAATCTCCTGTGACGCAAACTTCATCGAGTCAATGATGTGATCACGTCGCATTGGTACGATCTTCGCCGCTTCACCGAGGTAGCAGATCGTCATGTGCAAGTCTTCCGGCGCCTCACCACCTGGAATTGCAAGTCGCTGGATCGTATCCGCGTCTGGAACGAGCGCAATCATGGCACCCGTCTGCGGTTCATCACTAGCCACGATCGCGTTCTGCCCAATCTCTCCACGTAGAAACGCGAGCGCCTCCGCGTCGGAGAAACCCTCGTCACCTACCTCAGGTCGACCTAACTCATCACCGTCGAAGACAAAGACGAGGTTTGGGTCATCGAATCGAAGAGGTGTCGTCATGATGTTTCATCCTCCCCGATGACACGAAGACGAACAACTGCCTGCGTTCCATACGTACCCGGCTTAGGCTTCGTGACGGAAATGACCTTGTAGCGAAGACCTGCGGCGAGTAGCATCTCATTTTCAGTTGAGAAGTGTGAGTACTTCTTCGCCCAGAGCATGGGTGTTCCGGCCGGTGCCTCGACGACAAACTGGATCGACTTACCGGAAAACACTTCCTTGCCACCCACACTCGTCGAGAAGAAACCCTGCTGGTGCATGGTCTTCCCAACGTTACTAAGTGCCTGCTCGTAGCTGTTCCAACCGGCAAACCAACCGTTACCACGGTGCAGTATGATGTCTTGTGTCGATGGACGCATCATCGCCTGCACCGCGTTGACCTTGTTATGCGTGTCTTGTGACGCACCCGACTGGCCACGTAGGTAGTTGTTCATCGCAACGTAACCGGAGCCGGTATACGACTTCAACGCACTAATCTGTGCACTTGTTGGTTCGTTGCCGGCCGTCTGCTTCTGCCACATCGTCGACGCACTCGTCGTCGAGATAACTTTGAATGCGCTCTCTGGTTTACTTGCGTCGTACGGTACGTTAAACGTTGGTGCCGTAATCTTTTCAGAATGTGGCTTATCGGCGGCGTGAACGTATGACGGTGAGCTGTAACCACCGCCGTAGCCACCGTATGAAGTCTTCTTCGCCTTCTTAGCGAGTTTCTTCGTGGGAAGTTTAGCACCAGACTTATCGGTCGATCCCGGAACGTATGTGTCGTTCTGGACATCATTACCGTACTTCTGGCCGTTCGGCGTGTTGAGCCACTTCTCAACCTTGTGTACGAATGAGAGGTCAGGCGGCGTCGCGGCACCTGAACCAAACTTCTTCGCGTTCTCCTCATCAACGATCTGCAGGACCTGCATCGCTGAAATGTTATCACCGTGCTTTTTCTTGAATGTTGCGTTTTGCGAGAGATGATACGCGCTGTAGTAGATGTCGGCCGGCGAGTCCTTAAGGTACTTACCGTACGACTGACTCTTAAAGAGAGAGTAGATGCCTTCTTTATCATTCGCCGAAATGTGTGCAGTTCCAGCGGTACCGAGATTAATTTGCTTAAGAGGTGTCGCAATCTTAAGCGCAGGAGACTTCACCGGCGACGAAGTCGGGATACTTCCCGACTTCACAGCGAGTGCGGCCTTCTTGCCGTTCGGAGTTTTAAGCCACTCGAACACCTTCGTGGCAAATGGATGTGTATCAATTCCAGCGGGAGGGTATCCGTAGTACTTCAAGTGCATAAGCTGGTTATCGACGACTTCGAGCATCTGCTCATCGGTGAGCTGTGCAATGTCAGAATCACCTGACATCTTCAACTTTGCGGCCTGCAAACTCGTGTAGATCTTCGCACCACTCCACGACGGCGAGACTTTTTCATCTTTGAACGTCATGTAGAAGTTGTGCTTCTGCGTCGGACTAAGGTGCGCGATGCCGACTTTGTGTGTAGCCGGTTCAGGTATCGATGGTGTTGACACCGTAGGTGTGACTTCTACGACATTCGTCTTACCAGGCGTCACCCACTCGATACCAATCATGTTTGTAAGTTCGAAGAGACCCTTTTGTTGTGGAATCTTCCAGGTGCCGTCACCACCCTTCAAACGGTATTGGAATGAAACTTCACCAGTGGCGTTCTTAATGACACGATACTCTGCGTTGGGGAATGTCGACGCCGTACCGGTAGCTAGCAACTTACCCGGACTCGCACTCACCGCGGATTCAAGAATCTGCGGGACGTTGATCGGCTTACCAACTACCGACTTCGTGGCAAGTGACGGAACGATCCACGTGTCTGAGTACGCAGCCGCCCATCCAGGTACCTGATCCGGAAAGTCGACGACGTCATCGACCTTCCACGGCTCATCAGGAGACAGGGCACCTATCGGCTTCGTCTCGATAACAAACGACTCGCCTGGACCCTTCGTAATGCGAGACATGCCGTCGGTCGCGAGCGCGACGACGTCACCCTCTTCATACTTCTTACCTGTAACACCTGGCCAGTTCGTAATGACTTGCTCAGACGAGTGTGGCACCGCGAACTTTGCTGCGATGTCATC